CCGACACTTGACTCCCACAATGATAAAAATTCTTCATCATCACAAGTTAAAATACTTAAATTATTCCAATCTTTAGTGAATAAATCATCGACATCTTTAAAGCTTTTTGAAATTCCTTTCATTAATTTATATAATCCACTATCTTGATAATTTTTTGCATTAAAAAATTTATCATTAGGCAAATAAGATGTGGTTATAAAAGTTTGTTCTTGTAATGTTTTTATATCAAAATTGTCCATTTTACGGGTATGTTATAGTTCCTAATGTTGATATTTGATTTAATCCAATTAAATTATCCTGTGTTGGATAACTTAATGTAAATTCAGGTTTTCTACCAGTTGAATCAAAAGTGTTTTCAATGATAGCTTTAAATGAAGCTAATTTATCGTTAACACCAATTTTATTTTTACTTCTAAAATAATTATCTAATGAGCTTGTTATCGCTGATTTCATTGCGGTTGTATTTGGATATAAATAACTAAATGTAAAGTTTTGTGGCACCGCAATTGGAGAGAATACCATTAAATCAGTATCATCCATATTACTTGGTAATTTTGTTAACAATTGGTTTCTAACTTTTTGAACTTCAGTCGATGACGGAATAATGCTATCATCGTTATCCCTTAATATACCAATTCTAACTTGCCCAGGCTGAACATAAGAATAAGAAGCGGTAATAGTTCCAGTTGGATTAACGGGAGTTCCAGCAACATAAAAAGCAAATCTATTAGCATCTAATTTGATAATTTTAGTTCTGACATTATAATCACTTGGACTAGCTCCAAATATTTGTATAGTTGTATTGTCAAATGAACCATGATTATTAGAGATAGCTATTGCAACATTATCATTTCTTGTTATTGAAGATATTGATATTTGTGCAGTAGTGGTTGTTGGGTTAAATATCTGAACTCTAGTTATTCCACTAATTTTTTTGCATTCACTTTCGATAAAAGCATTATTAAAATAAGCTACTGGATTAGCCATTCTATCTCGTATTCTTTGTCTATAAGATACATTATCTTCAACATCAGTTCCATTTGTTAAACCCTCATAACCAACAAAGCAATTTGTGTTTACATCTGCAACGGCTTGAGATAATTTTAAAAGGTTTCCATGAGATAAATTGGTGGCAAAACCAGACGAAGAAGCTTTAACTTTAATTGATGCACTTTTCCATTGAACTACAATTGTTCCAGTGGCACTGCCTTGAGTTCCTGCTTTTTCAAATGTAAAAGAACTTGACGATGTTATTGTTATAACTTGATTACTAACATTAAAATCATCAGGAACTGCCCCCGTGATAGAATCAATAGTGAAACCACTAGCTAAATTAATTGAATTGCTAAATGTAACCGTAACCAAAGTTCCTGTCCTAGAAATAGATGCTGGAGTTACCTGTTGTAATGCAATAGTTCCATCAGATTGAGTTGTAAAAATTAAGCCAGATACAGATTGTATTGATGTATTTGCACCAATTATAGCGCCATTTAAGCCACTAAACACAACATCACCCTCCGATGGTGTGGCTGGATTTAAAGTAATTTCGTAAGGCTCTCCATGAACAGGAAGATATTCATCATCACAAGTGTTTATAAAAGCTTGCCTATTTATATTTAATCGTTTTCTATATAGGTCAAAAATACGAGAAGCTAATGCACCAATCATGGTTTTAATAGAATCAACTTTTAATGCCTCACCTTCAGTTTCAATAGAAACATCGGCTTGCATTTTATCGTTAATCTCTTTAATTGTGTCTGGTGTATTAAATTGTGCCATTTTCTATAGTTATACCATACTTTATTTCGTTTTTTAAAAAAGGTTTTATTTTTATTTCAAATAATATTTTATTTATAGAAATCATGTAGTTATAAATTTCAGTATCTTCTAAAATTTTGTTATTTTGATCTACAAAATTAATCTCTAAATCTTCAACAACTTCTTCATCTATTAACCATTGTAAACAATCTTCAATATAACTATAAGTTAAATTTATGTTTTCTTGGTTTAATGTAGCTTGTTGCAATGTCCACAAAAAACTTCCTTGTTGAAAATTATTTTCATGTATTACCAAATTACCAAACCAACCATTTTCACCTATATTTTTATTCTCAAATTCCGGAGATATGTCTCTTTTGTTACAAAATAAAGACATATAAATAGCATTTTTTAAAGGGTCTGCTAGAGATGTAAAATCAACATCAAAAGCATATTGCTTTCCCTGAACCTCTTTAAAACCTAAAGTCATTATACTACTCCTCCGCTTACCCCACCGCCCGGCATAACAGCCGAATGAGTATGAGATAAGAAATTTTTACCCGCAATAGTAGTGCCAGTTCCGGTTAATGTTGAATTTCCAGAAACCTCTAAATTTCCATTTATCTTAACATTCCCAGTAATTTCTACACTATTACCTTTTAAAGTGATTTTATTTTTTTTGCTAATTATGTCAATATCTCCATTGTCCATAAAAAAGACTCTATTTTCATTTTTGCCATAAATAACTAAGCCATTTTGAATTGAATGTATATATTGTAAATCAATAATAAATCCATAATTTCTTGAGGTGTCGCAATCTGTGTTAATTACAATGCACTGCATACCTATTTCTGGAAAGCCACTTATTCCCATTGAGCCTGTTATTATAACATCATCAACCTCAACATCATTCCTAAGAAGATTAACTTTTGCATAAATAACATCATTATTAACTTCTAAATTAGTAATTTTTCCTATATTTATATAATATCCTTGCATATTTTATTATTTTGATTTATTAAGGCTCAATAATTACTTTCGCCCCATCCCCTCTTTTACCTCTTATGTTTTTTACAATTGGCTCAAATAAAGAATTGGTATAAGATTTTTCATTGACTAAAGTTAAATAGGAATTTGTCCCTTTATCATTTTTGCTGTATCTAACACTTTTAATCAAGAATCTACCAAAAACATTTCTAACTTCGTCTTGGACATCAACTAGCATATTAGTTTTCCATAGTGGATTTATCGATAAATTTTCTTCTAGATTTTGCCTAAAGCCAAAAACTCTACAACCATATTGAAAAGACTGAGTTTTTCTAATGTCGGCTTCCCATTGAGCCAAATCATTTGCCTGTTTTATGCTTGAAACTTGCTTAAATATGGTCAGTATTCTATTTTTTCTTATTTCATTATCATAAACAATGCCGGTTCCGTTAATTAATGAACTTGCTCTATTTTCCTTTCCTTTGGTAACAATCATTTCTTCTTTAGGGTCAATTGCGGCACTTTGTTCAATTCCTGAGCCATTAACTATAGATTTAACAATGTATTTGTAGTATCTTTGTGAATAATCTATATCAACTTCAGAATTTAGTATGTTGTTTAGCTCATCATCTTTAAACCTAACAAGTATAGTGTCACAAACTTTGCTAGCTAGCTTGTTTATAACTAAATTACTTCTGCCATCAGAAGTAAGTATCAATCTTCTTTTATCTGCACATCTTTTTATTAATTCAAATGCAGAATCATTATCTCTATGTTTAATATCATCACCAGATTCTAATATATCAATGTTTCCATAATTATTTATAATAGAAATTGCATTATCTTTATTGTAGGGGTTTAATCCTGTTGATAACGTATAATTCAAAGCCATTAAAACTTGCTTAACCAATTCAACAAAATTTATGGGTGTTTGGTATATTTTAGCACCTATTCTACTATCTACCAAGTCGCATAAAATATCTCTTCCTTGAATTCTCATTGTCGATGCCTCGCCCTCATCTTTTTCTTCAATTTTTTCAATATAACCTTTTAAAAAATCTTCATTATCAATTTTAACATTTATAATATCACCTTGTTTTATTAAATTTCTATCCTCAGGAACATTTAAAGTAATTGAAAATGTTTTTAACAAAGCTTCTATGTCTTCATAAAAATCATAGCTTAAAAAACTTGTATATGTATATCCATTAATATCAATAGTTATGTTATTCATGTCGTAAATATTTTTATATCACCATTTAAATTTGATGGGTCTTGAACTTTATTTAAATTTAAAATATTTTCATATTGACCTCTTGCACTCTGATTATACAGATTATATGCTAGTGCAATTGCTGGAAGCTGATTAGTGTTTATAGAATT